GATTGGATCGATGAGGCGATCAAACAATCGGAGCAACAACAAGATGAGCGAGAAAGATCCGAAAAAGCCAATTGCTGAGAGGCAGGCGTTGCCGCAGCGGCGGCATTCAATAAACTTTACGGAAATGTTTTGGGGGCAACCGTGGCACATAACGTGCGGCTTCTATGCGGATCACGTGAGCGTCGGCGAGGTTTTCGTCAACGCCGCGCGCACACCTGGCACGGATCTGGACGCTATGGCGCGCGACGGCGCAATCCTTTTCAGCTTGGCGCTACAGTACGGCATTCCGCTCGATGTGATCCGGGGCGCGCTCACCCGCAACCCTGCGGGCGGACCATCAACAATCGTCGGGCTGATCGCGGATCGCATCGCTAACATCGGACCAAAAATATGAGCACCGCGCCGCTGGTTGGATACCCCGACGACTACTGGACTCGGACGGTTTGCAAGATGGGGCAGGGCGCAGCGACTTGCCGCTATCTGACGATGCACCCGGAAGGCTGGTCGTGCGAAAAACACAGCGGCTTGCGCACGCACTTGGATATGCGGGTCAAGCAAAACAGCATCCGCGCTCGGGGCGATAACTGCGAAGGAAAGAGAGCGCGATGATGCCACGCTGGATCAGGTTCTATCGCTACATGCGGCGGCTCGGCGGCTCGCGGCGTGAGGCAATCACATGGGCGCTGGCAAACCTATGGGCTCGGCGAACCACGCACCAGCCAGCCACCAACGTCGTGACCGGTGAGCCAGGTCCGCCAATCGATTTTGGAGATAAGCCGCGATGAGGATCATTCGTGCCGTGATGGTCGCGTTTATAATTCTCAGCGTGTTCGGCTGCGTCGGGGCCTATCGGCTAGAGCAACCGCTTGGCCCGATGAAAGGTGACAAGCTCCCGGTATGTGACGCGAACAGAAAATGCGAGCGAACATGAACGCGATCTATTTGTTGTTGGTGCTGTTGTGCGCAGGATGCAGCGCTGATTACGTGCGCGAGCACGAGACACCAGGCACGCGCAACGGCGTCGTCACCGACTTGCACAAGTATTGCTTGGAATTCCCGAAGGACGCAGCGTGCCAGGGGAAGGAAAGCAAGTGAGGAAAAAGCGGGAGCCTCTAGCGCTGCGGCCTTTCACGCATGATCCGCGATGCAACAAGTGCGGGAGCGCTGTACGAATCGCGTATCGAGCCGGGTCTAAAACCTCCTTGTTCGACTGCGAGCATATTTTGCTTAACTGCGATGCTTGCGGATTTGCTGATGCGATGATGTGTGCCGGAACAAACGAGACAGGACAACCAACAATGAGTTGAGCTTACGCATCGGCCTAAGTCGCCCCAGGTGTGCCAGCGATGACCAAGCCACACCTGGCTCGCAACCCGATGCGTGAGGCGCGGCGGTTAGTGTTCCGACAAGACCACTTGTGAGGCCGCCGCGCACTTAATTTCGTGGGGGATGAAAATGCCGGTGACGGATGCTGATCGGATTTTTGCCCGCAACCACGCAGACACGCGCCAGAAATTTCATGACGCCAGGAACGATTACGACAAAAAGATATCGACCACGCTTTCAGGCGCGGAGGTTCACTATCGCGGTTTGTTGGGGGAGTGCGAATTTGTGCGCGTGTTCGGCGGAAGCGTGGATGTCAGCTTGCGCCCGAATGGCGACGGCAAGAGAGACTTTATGGTGAAACTGATCGACCGGTTCGGACGGCGAATTGAGGTTCCGATTGATGTCAAGGTGTCGAGCTACAACGGCGGCGATCCGTTTCTGCGCGTGCCTTGCGCCGACATCGCGCGATTCAAGCCGACGATCTATATCGACGGACACTATCACGACGATGACGACGACGTGTATCTGCGCGGCTGGCAATGGGGACAATTCCTGATAGCTCGGAATCAGGTGATGACGTTTTCGAGCCGGGGCACGCCGAATTTTCTGTGCCCGTGTCAACTCTGCCGGAAGATCGATGAGCTAATCGAGCGCGCGAAAGCGGCGGCGGATGTGCGCTGGAATGATCGATGGTTTTTTTGAGCTTCGACACTGTAAGTCGCCCCGCGTCGTCTTTCGTTCCCCGATGGGCGCGCGGCTCGCAAGTGTTGGAGGGGCGCGGCGGGAGAAAAGGTGTTTCGATCACCCTTCATCCCGTCGCGCCAACAATTCTCGAAGGGAGAGGAAACGATGGGCGACGCAAAACCGTTCCGAGTCCAACTCAGCCGCAAACCAACCTGGCGACTGCCGCCTAACAGCGTGAAGGTGGATCGCTCAACGCGATGGGGGAATCCGTTCATCGTCGGTCAGCACGGGACGCGCGCCGAATGCGTCGGGAATTTTGAGCGGTTGATGGCTGGAATGATCTGCGTCACCAACGGGCCGCATCCCAAGATCCAGCGCGACTACTACAACATGGTCCTGCGTGACCGTCATCAGCTTGTCGGAAAAAACCTGGCTTGCTGGTGCGCAATCGAGGAGGGCGGCAAGCCCGTGCCGTGTCACGCCGACGTGTTGCTGCGCGTCGCGGCCAATGCAGCAAAGGACAAGCGAGTAGTGAAATGATCGATTATCGCGTGCTCGGGACGCCAGTCAAAAACACCGAGACTTGTTCGAAATGCGCGGGCGCGATTCCTGATGAACACGTGCCGCTGATCTTGTGGGCGGACGGTCGCAATTTGATGTGGGTGTTCTGCGAAAATTGCGAGGAGGGAATGTTCGCGATGCTGGAATTCAACAAGCCGCGTCCGGTCCCCAGGTAGTATATCTTGCGATATAGTTTCCAGTCGCGCTTGAACCGTGTTAGAAGCATTAAGGAGTCAGAGCTATGCACGCAAATATCAAGCTGGCGGCCAAGGACGGCAAGCTAGTAGAGCAACCCAAGAGCAAGGCCGTGCTTTTGCGCGGCGTGAAAAAATTAAAGGTGTTGCTCGCCCAGGCTGATCAAGCGAACGCGCGGGCGGAAGCGCTCGGTGGCAAGCGCGAAGCTGAGTTGGCGACTGCGAAGCAACGCACTGTTGAGGCTGGCGGCGTGCTCATAGGGATACGCAATGATCATCGTGAGGCGAAGAAAGCTGGAACGATCAAACAAACATGGGCGGCGTTTGTGAAAAACGAATGCGGATTGAGTCGAGAGCGGGCAGATGGATTGATCCGTATTGCTGGCGGCACGACGACAGTCGAGAAAGAACGCGAGCGTAGAAAACAGAGCGTGCGGAAATCGCGAGCAAAACGGGTACTACAAAGCGGCGGTAGTACCCATTCCGCAGATGATGATGAGGGTGATTTCGAGGCTGACATCAAAGCCGAAAACTATCTGACCGCTTTTATGCTCCGCGCTGATCAGGCGGTTCAATTCGCCGTCTACTCTGGCCCTATCACAAAAGATGTTGTCGCAGCCGCGCGTCGAGCGGCGACGGCTTGGACTAAACTGACGCAACAACTAGAGGAAAAACTATGAAAAAGAAAACACCAACACGTTCGTTCCCACGGCACCCCTTTCGTTTCAGGATTGAAGGGGATGAGGGAGAGACAAAAATTTTCACCGCATGGGCGAAGATCAGATTTACAAGAAAACCGGTAACGCTGACGTTGACCGCCGCCGATGTTCGCAAGTCGATTGCTGCAAAAGGTATCGGCAACACTCAGACATGTTCGATGGCCATGTGTGCGAAGCGACTTGCTGATGAATTCGATCATCCTGTTGAGGGCTACATCGACTGGCAATATCGCACGGCTCAAGTCGTTTCCAGAATTGATAGGGAAACCGGCCTGCCTTCGGAGTGCGTTCCTTACGTTCATAACAATGGCGTGGCGCACCTGAATGACACCAAGGGAGGCCAGAAAAAACTACTCAAGATTCTGGAACGCGATGGGCCGATGAAAATCAAATTGATCCCGCGCAAGCCGCGTCACGGCGAAGCCAAGCGCGGCGCGCCAGAGGGACGCAGGGATGGATCGCGCACACCGCGCCCGATTGCATCGCAAGGTGCCAAGCTGCGGTTTGCGATGGCGAAGCTCGGCGGCGCAATCTGAATCGACGCCGGGTGTAAGGAAACAAGAGCCCCCGCGTGGGGCTCTTTTTTTGTCTGATTTTTCAGCGGTTTTGAGCGGTTGCATTTTCTACCGTTCGGTTGTGCTCCGCTACCACGTATTTCGCTCAAGCCCCCACGCTCATCGCTATCCCATACCGTGATACCACAAGATCGGGCCTAAGACCTTGATATTGCAGGGCTTAATAAACTTCCAGTTAGACTTGAAAAAAGCCACGTACATCGCTACATTAAGCCCATAGGAAATGCAGGACCGGTAGGTGCCTGCCACGGGTCACCTGGGACCAAGGGCATCGAAATCCAGGGCGGACGCCGAGAGGCGCGAGTGATGTGTGCGACGGAGAGCCCGTCGCAGGGGCGGCAACGCCCCGGATCGGAAACGGTCAGGTGATCTCGCGAGGGTAGGCAACCGGCAAGCGGTTTCAAAGGTCCAACGTGGCCGAACGACGCTCAAAGGTCCAACGTGGCCGATGGTTATAGAGCGTGCGCCGCAAAGCGAATAAATCCACTCCCGCATGGGGTGGTGAGCGATGGCGAGGTAACAAGCCGAGAATTCATGTTTGAATTCGTCCGGTTGTGAATGCGTCTACTCCCCCAACTACAACAATTACCGGTTCGGCCCGTTCGCGGGCCGCATCGGAGAGTCATCGTGTTCGCCGCCTACGGGCGAAAGATGCGGCGTGTCGCCGGTCGCGAGCACGATGGCTCCCCCATGCAAAGTAAAGAGCCGAAGCAAGCTCAACGCATTGCGCCGAGTGACAGGCGACGCAACAAACCAACGCATAAGGGACGCAGCAATCCCAACGCACCGCGCGATTGTCAGAGTCGCGCGGCAAACCTCTAGCATTCAATCGAACCGCCTTCGCCGTCCCGGCTGTAAACGGGATGGCCGTTGTTACAGCGGCGTAAATAAGCGCGGTTCGATTGAGTGCTTTCCATACCGGTTTAGCTCAGTGGCAGAGCGGCGGCTTCCAACTCCGCGCGTCGTGGGTTCGATTCCTACATCCGGTGCCAATTCAACAAAGGAGTCCATCATGTCTACCAAAAAGCCCGTTCGAAAAGTCCGGTCGCTCAACCGGTTCGTTAGCCGATAACATCAACAACAACTCAGGAGTCCAGAATGAAACCCCGCAAAACTCGCAAGCCGCGTTCGCCGCGCGTCGTCAAGCATCGCACGCGTCACCCGCGCGTTGTGAAAGAGACGGTCGCCCTTCCGGTTCGCCCGGTCGCGCCGGTCTACTACGGAATGCAACCGTCGTTTCCGAAACGACACGATCCGTTCTCGCAAGAGGAATTGGCTGGCCTCGAAATTCCGGCCTTCCTTAAACGCGAGCTTCCCCACGTCACGGCTTGATCGCCACCAAGGCGCGTCGCAAGGCGCGCTTTGCTAGTGATCATCAACAACAGGAGTCCAACATGTTCACCAAAGGAACGCGAGTCCGGGTCAAGACGATGAGCGGCGGCGAGGCCGTTGGCGTCCTGGCTCACACTTACAACGGCGGCACTGGCGTTGAATTCGCCAAGATCTTCGCCGCCTACCGGGTCAACAACACGGTCATCACCAACGCAAAAAAGGTGGAGATCGTTCACGCCTAATTCACACGATCACAGGAGTCCAAACATGAACACCTATCAGAAAAACAAAATGGCCGCGCGGCAGATGCAATTCGTACTCGATTTCATCCGCAAGGATAACATGATTACGGATACGTTGACGCTGAATAGCGATCAACGATTGCACATGCACCGCGACACCACGACCGGGACGATCACAATCAAGGTCATCCCAAACTAACAGGAGTCCAACATGTCCCGCCGAAAGCGGTTACGCGTCATTACATCCGCAGCGCGATTGCTCGCGTTGCTCAACAACTAAATCTCAAACCCAGGAGTCCAGAATGACTACTCAAACGAAATCTCAAATCGTCGCCGCCGACATCGCGGCGCTTTTGCGTGCACGTAACCCGCTGTTGTGGGTTGTGACGCGAGAGGAAGCGCGAACCGAGCGCTATCTGGTCGAGGCCGCCGCTTCGGCGGGTTACGTTCCGCGAACATGGGATGTCGGCCAGGGCGCATGTGAGCTTGACGGTTCAAGCTCGCGCATCAGCGACTCGGAAGATCCGACTGCGATGCTCAAGGCCATCCGCGAACGTGCGGAAGGCGGACGTGAGCGCGGCGTGTGGATCATGCGGGACTTGCCTGCGTGGCTCATCGGCCCCGCTGGCATTGCCACTAACCGACAGCTTCGCAATCTCGCGCGGTTGCTTCCAGGCATCCCGCGTGAGGCCGCGCAAGCGGTCATCGTCATCACGCCGTCAAGCGAGGTTCCGCCTGAGTTGGCGGGTCACGCGACGGTCATTGAATGGCCGATGCCTGATCGAGCCGAGATCGCATCGATACTTGATGCGGCGCTCGACTCGTTGCCGGATGAATTCAAAGCCAACGCGGCACCTAACGGTGCACGCGAGGCTGCCATCGATGCGGCGGTTGGCTTGTCCGGCGAGGAGGCCGCTGCCTGCTACGCCAGGTCGCTTGTGCAATTGCGCAAGATCGATCCGGCGACGGTCGCGAACGAAAAGCGGCGAGTCATCGCCCGCGAGCGAGTCCTTGAATGGTTTGATCCGCTTCCGGGCGGGCTCGACGCGGTTGGTGGCCTCGACTTGCTGAAAGGCTGGCTGAATGCGCGGAAGGCGGCTTACTCTCCCGCCGCTCGCGCCTACGGTCTGCCCGCGCCGAAAGGTGCGTTGCTGGTCGGCGTGCCGGGTTGCGGCAAATCGCTGACTGCAAAGGCCATCGCTACCGCGTGGGGCATCCCGCTTCTGCGGTTGGATCTTGGCGCACTGAAAAGCAAATTCGTCGGCGAGTCCGAATCGAATCTGCGGAAGGTGTTCAAGGTCATCGAGGCCATCGGTCGTTGCGTCGTGTGGCTGGACGAAATCGAGAAAGCGCTGCAAGGCGCGACATCGGGTTCGTCTGACGGCGGCGTGTCGTCTGACGCTCTCGGCGGCATCCTTTCGTGGATGCAAGATCGCCAGGGCGAGGCTTTCGTGATCGCAACGGCGAACGACGTAACGTCGCTTCCGCCCGAGCTTTTGCGGAAGGGTCGGTTCGATGAGATCTTTTTCGTTGATCTCCCGACGCAGGCCGAACGCGTTTCCATCGTTGACGCATCGCTGCGATCCAACAAGCGGAACGCCAAGGTCAACGCCAAGGCGGTTGCCCAGGCGTGCGACGGCTTCACCGGTTCTGAAATCGCCGCGCTGGTCCCCGATGCGATGTTCGTCGCGTTCGCGGACGGTGCACGCGAGATCGAAACTGGCGACTTGCTCGCTGCGGCTAAGACGGTTGTGCCTCTCAGCAAAACCGCCGCCGAGAAAATCGCTGGCCTGCGCAAGTGGGCAAGCGAGGGTCGTGCGCGACCGGCTACCAGCCAGGACGTTGAGTCCCCCGCCAAGTCCAAGGCGCGAGTGCTGGACATCTAACTGATACCCCACGCCTCCGGGCGTGGGGCTTCCTACCAACTACAAACAATTCCCCCTCCAACGAAAGGTCATACGAAAATGTCTATCGCCAAAACCGCATCGACTCTGCGTCCCGGTTTGCTTGTCTCGCTCAAAACATCGGTTCGCGGCAACGTCTCCTATAACCGGCGCGATCTCGAAAACGATAGCGACGGCAAGGTGGCAACCGCGAAATGGGAAACCGAGCGGACCATCGCCGACGCCCAGGAGCACGAGTGCGTCCTGGGAGTCCATCGAAATCAAGTCCAGGGCGCCGTCGCCGTTGAAGTCGGCCGCCGCGGGCGCAGCGCCGGCGCCTCCCGAAGGGATTCGGGGACCGCC